CACGCGGCGAACGAGACCACCACCCAAACCCTCACCCGCCTCATCACCGCCCTCGACAAGCAGCACCCCATCACCATCACCTACGTGAAGGCCGACGGCACCGAGACCATCCGCACCGTCGAGCTGTACGACATCGTCGTCAGCTCGGCCGGCGACATCGTCCTGAAGGGCATGGACCGCGACAGCCAGGAAGCGCGCAGCTTCCGTCTCGACCGTCTGGTCTCATACACCACGCACAGGACCGCGTACCTCATCGAGCGGCCGGCCGCCGACGAGCCCAAGACCCGCCCCGCCCACGGCCTCAACACCGTCACCGTCCTCTACCCCGTCGACTGCCCCATCACCACCCGCGTCCAGCTCCTCGCCGACGCCCTCGCCGCCTAGGAGGCCGCCATGACCGTCATCCGATACCAGGTCAGGAAGTCCACCCACGGCGGCTGGTACGTCGTGGACACCCACACCGGCCGCATGTGGCCCGGCATGGTCCAGGCGGGCGCCCGACAGCTCGCCGCCCACCTCAACCGCCGCAACCCCTGAAGGAGTCCCCGATGTCCGCAGCCATGGACCGCATCCGCCGCGAGGCGATGGACCGGTACGGCGACGCCCCGGCCACCACCCAGGACGCCCTCGCGCACGTCCTCGCCGTGTACGCCGACGAGCCCGACAACCGCCTCATGGTCGAGGCCACGAGCGGCATCTACGGCGACGGCGTCCGCACTGGTCTGACGATGGGCGACCTGCGCGCCCTCGCCGCCCGCCTCGCCTGACAACCCCGAGGGCCGTCACACTGCGGCGGCCCTCACCCGAACACAGGAGAACTCCGTGGACTTCCGCGACGCCCTCAACATTGTCACCGCCGAACTCACCCCCCAACCCTGGGACTACACCGCGCCCGACGGAACCCGCCTCCGCGTCATCCCCGAGGGCCTACGCCAGGACCCGGGCGACGGCGCGGTCATCATTCAGATCTGCGAGGCCGCCCACGTCCAGGTCACACCGGACGGCCCCGAGTACAGGATGCGCACCGTCGACATGGCCGGACTGATCGACGCCCTCACCGGCCGCGCCGAGTGGACAACCGAGGATTGGGGAGACGTACTCGCAGTCAGGCCCGAGGGCGACGGGATGCGCCTCGCGTACACCGTCTACGACCGGGACACCACCGGTCAGCCCGCCGACGTGGACCGCACGGTGTGGGTGCCGGAGGCGCAGCGTCTGCCGCTCGCGTCCGCGCTGTCCCGGGCGCTGGACGTCGCCCGTAGCTGGGAGGACTGACCGCCCGACCCCGCTCACGCCGAAGGCCCGCCCCCGCCACCAGGGAGCGGGCCTTCCCGCACGCACCTCCACCCGCTCATCAGTATCCATGATGGACAACCGCCGTATCATCACGAAACATGAACACCGGTAACGAGTCACCCCCCGTACCGGCCGAACCCACCGAGGAAGCCGGCCCACACTCCAACGACCGGCCCCGCAACGCCCGCGGCAACTTCATCCCCTCCCAAACCACCGCCGAGAGGGCCGCGGCCGCCGCACGCCTCAAGGCCGACAACCCCCGCATGACCTACCAGGAGATCGCGGACACCGTCGGCTACAGCAACAAAGGCGACGCCTGGCGCGCCATCGAGAAGTGCCGAAAAGCCGTACTGCAGCAGGCCGGCGCCGAGCTCATCGCCTCCGAGGCCGCGCAGCTCGACGACATGTTCGTATCCGCGATGCAGGTACTGGAGCGGGACCACGTCGTCGTCTCCCACGGCAAGGTCATCACCATGGCCGACCCCGACACCCTGGCGGAGAAGCCGCTCCTTGACGACGGGCCGAAGTTGGCCGCGTTGCGTGAGATGCGCGCGATCCGCGAGTCGTACCGCAAGCTCCTCGGTGTCGACCAGCCCACGCAGGTCGCCGTGTCCGGTGCCGTCCGGTACGAGGTCGTCGGCGTCGACCCTGCGGACCTCACGTGATTCGCCAACTCCCGTCGCACGCACGGCGGTTGAGCTGCGGGAACGGTAGAATCGGCACTATCAGAGGACCCCGGCGGGTGCTGGTAACACCCCCGGGGCGCGGCCGATCTGACTCGGAGATCGACATGACTGAGGTTACCCATTCCCGGACGCCCGTTGGAGGGCTCTGCACCCTCGACGAGTGCAGTCGTCCGCACTACGCGAGCGGTTTTTGCAACCCCCACTGGCGGCGCTGGAAGCGCAACGGCGACCCTGGCCCGGCCGAGATCAACAGCGTCGCGCAGCCGTGTACGGTCGACGGGTGCGAACGGCCCCACTCCGCCAAGGGCTTCTGCACCAGCCACTATGCGCAGCACCGCAAGGGCAGGGCGATAAGGCCACTCAACGATCGAGTGAACCCCCGAGGCCGTGACGCCGACGGCAACAAGCGGTGTGCCACCTGCAAGCAGTGGAAGCCGCCGACCGAGTTCCGGGCAGCGTCGCGTACTGCCGACGGTTTCGACTCCAGGTGTATCGGCTGCTCGCACGACCTCAGCATTCGCAAGCTGTACGGCATCGGCGCTGATCGCTACACCGCAATCCTCGCAGCCCAAGGTGGTGGCTGCGCCATCTGTGGTGGCACGAACGAGAGCGGACGCGCCATGGCCGTTGATCACGACCACCGCTGTTGCCCCGGGCAGCGAGCCTGCGGGAACTGTGTGCGCGGGCTGCTGTGCAGCAACTGCAACATGGGCATCGGCTTGTTGCAGGACAACCCGGCGCGCCTCGATGCGGCTGCGGCCTACCTCCGGCGGCACGCCCGTGACTGACACAGTGGTGCGGTACGAGCCAAGAGGCGGCGCGAAGGAACTTCTGACCGGCCGCGATCAGGAAGCCTGCATCGCGGGTCCCGCAGGTACGGGCAAGAGCCTGGCCATGCTTCAGAAAGCCCACTACACGAGCCTCATGGTTCCCGGCTGCCGATCGCTGATCGTCCGCCAGACGCACGCATCGCTGACCGGGTCGACGCTCGTCACGTTCGAGCAGCAGGTCATCCGTGACGCCCTCGCCCATGGCGTGGTCAGCTGGTTCGGGGGCTCTGCCCGCAAGCCAGCCGCCTACCAGTACGCCAACGGATCAGAGATCGTGGTCGGTGGCCTAGACCGTCCGGAGAAGTTCCTGTCGACGGAGTTCTCACGGATCTACGTCGACGAGGCAACGCAGGTCACCCTCACCGCACTGGAGACGCTGATCACCCGCCTTCGCGGGAACGCTGACACCTACCGTCAGATCATCTTGGCCTGCAACCCGGACGCCCCCCAGCACTGGATCAAGAAGCGGTGCGACGCGGGCATCATGCGCATGATCTACTCGCGGCACTCCGACAACCCGCTGCTTGTTAACGCCGATGGCACGCTCACTGAGCGCGGCGTGGACTACATGAAGAAGCTCGACGCCCTGACCGGAGTCCGACGCCTCCGCTACCGGGAGGGGAAGTGGGCGGCGGCCGAGGGCCAGATTTACGAGGCGTGGGACGACGCGATCCACATGGTCGACGAGGTCAAACGCACCGACGCGTGGACGCGGTGGGGCACGGTCGACTTCGGGTTCACAAACCCGTTCGTCTACCAGGACTGGTGGGAAGACCCCGACGGCCGCCTGTGGCTCGCCAACGAGATCTACTACACCCGTCGCCTCGTCGAGGACCACGCGAAGAACATCAAAGACCTGCTGTTCTACCCGTCGGGCCAGCCGCGCGGCCAGCTCCCGCGCGCGATCTACGCGGACCACGACGCGGAGGACCGGGCCACGCTGGAACGCCACTTGGGGCTGTCGACGAAGCCCGCAGCGAAGACCGTCAGCGATGGGGTTCAGGCAGTGCAGGCCCGCCTTCGGGTGCAGGAGGACGGGAAGCCTCGCCTGTTCATCGCGCGTGGGGCGCTGGTCGAGCGGGATCCAGAGCTGGAGTCGGCGTCGCTGCCGGCCTGTGGGGCGGAGGAGATCGCGGGCTACGTGTGGGCGGTGAAGCCGGGTAATAGCGGCGGGCTCAAAGAGGCGCCGGTGAAGGAGAACGATCACTCGATGGACGCGCTCAGGTACATGGTTGCGGCGCGGGATCTGGTGGGCCGAACTCGGGTGAGGTGGCTGTGATGAGGAACCTTCAAGTGAACCCCAAAAAACTGAAAGATTTGCGGCCCGCATCCATGTTGACAGGAGGATTTACACTCATCACAGCAGGATGCTGGAATATCTTCGGAACCGGAGTCGGTCTCATCACCGGAGGACTCCTCACCTGCGTCCTGCAATGGGTGCTCGACAGCGACTGACGTGAAGGAGGGGCCACGTGGGCAAAACCCTCTTCGGCTCCCTCGCCAACGCAGCCAGCAACCTCCGCACCCGCCCCACCCCCGTCCCCTTCGCCTCCCGCCACGCCTCTCACGGAGGCAGCCTCTTCGGATCCCAGCGCGGCACCACCGCCGAACTCAACAGCATGGGCTCCGTCTCCACCCTCTTCGCCATCGTCAACCGCACCGCCAAAGCCGAAGCCGGCGTCGAATGGGGCCTGTACCGGAAGGCGAAGTCCGGGAAGAAGGAAGACCGGATCCAGGTCACCTCGCACGCGGCGCTCGACCTGTGGGACAAGCCGAACGACTTCTACACCCAGAGCGTGTTCGTGGAAGCCGTGGCGCAGCACAAACAACTCACGGGCGAACAGTGGTGGGTGATCGGCCGCAACGAGCGCTCCACAATCCCACTGGAGTTGTGGCCAGTGCGCCCGGACCGGATGACCCCGGTCCCCGACCCGGAGACGTTCCTGTCCGGGTACATGTACACGGGCCCGGACGGGCAGCAGGTCGCGTTGCGGAAGGAAGACGTCGTCTTCATCCGCACCCCGCACCCCACCGACCCGTACCGCGGTATCGGCCCTGTGCAGGCGCTGCTCACCGACCTGGACGCGGTGCGCTACTCGGCCGAGTGGAACCGAAACTTCTTCCTCAACAGCGCTGAGCCCGGCGGGATCATCGAGGTCCCCCAGGGCCTGTCTGACAGTGAGTTCAACGAGCTGCGCGACCGGTGGAACGAGCAGCACAAGGGCGTCGCGAACGCCCACCGCGTCGCCATCCTGGAACACGGAGTCTGGAAAGACCGCAAGTTCAGCCAGCGGGACATGCAGTTCGCTGAGCTGCGCAACCTGTCGCGCGAGGTGATCCGCGAGGCGTTCGGGTTCCCCAAGCCGATGCTCGGATCCGTCGACGACGTCAACCGGGCCAACGGTGACGCCGGGGAGCGCATGTTCGCCCGCTGGCTCATCGTCCCCGACCTCGAAGCGATCCGCGATGCCCTCAACAACCAGCTGCTGCCGCTGTACGGAGCGACAGCGGAAGGGCTGGAGTTCGACTTCGCCAACCCGGTCCCCGAGGACATCGACAAGGAAGCCGTCCAGCTGACAGCGCGGGCGAACGCGGCGAAGGCCCTCGCGGACGCCAACGCGTGGGATCCGGACGACATCCTGTCGGCGGTCGGTCTGCCCGAGATGCGGCGCGCCGTGGCGCCCGCTGCGCCTCCTGTGCCTGCGGCCCCGGCAGCGTCGTGGGCCGCCATGGTCGCCGCGCTGGCCGAGCGTGTCCCAGCCGTGCGCAACGCCGGCACGGACCCGCTGGAGCAGATGCAGCAGGACCACGACACTGCCCTCAACCTGCTCCTCACCAACTTCGCCCCGATCGACGACGCGTGGATCGACCAGCTCGGCACCCAGATCGAGCAGGCCATCACCGACGACGACACCGAAGCCCTCGCCGCGCTCACCCTCGACTCCAGCCGCGCCGCAGACGCCGTACGGACTGCTCTCGCATCCGCGGCGCAGCAGGCCGCGAACCGTATGGCCGCCGAGGCACGCCAGCAGGGCGTGGACGTGACGGCCCCGCAGGTCGACGAGTCGGTGACCGCGCGCCTGCACCCCGGGCAGATCATCAACTTCGGCGACGAGCTCACCTCCATCGCTGCCGCGGTCGCTTCGCTCATCGCCTCTGGTCTCGCGTCTACGGCCGCGCAGGAAGCAGTGCGCCGCTTCGTCCCCGGGGTGGCCGCGGCAACCGTGGCGGACGCCGTAAAGGGCACGCTCCGCAAGATCAAGGGCGTGTTCAAGCGGGACCAGCTCGGCGGCGCCATCCACCGCGCGCAGAACACCGGACGTATCGCCACCCTCGAAGCCGCCCCTGTCGCGCGGTGGGTGGCCAGCGAGAAAAACGACAGCAACACGTGCGACCCGTGCCGAGCCATCGACGGCAGCACCTTCACGACGCTGGCCGACGTCACGGCCGCCTACGGGGCCGGCCCGTACCACGCGTGTGAGGGCGGCATCCGCTGCCGCGGCACCGTGACCGCTTTCTGGGACACGACAGGGGGCGCCGGATGACGCTCCTGAGGCTGCACCCCAAGCCCCAACTTGCCTGCCGTGTACCGCACTTGAACTGCGGAAACGGTAGAATCAGCCGTAACAACAATGGACCCCGGCGAGTGCTACCAACACTCCCGGGGCGTGGCCGATCTGCTGAGGAGATCGACATGACCCAGGTTACCCCTGCCTGCGCGGAGCCGACGAAGAAGTACCCCCTGGGACGCACGGGCACCGAGGCTGGGTACGCCCGGCATCGGTATCTCGGCGAAGACCCGTGCCACCTGTGCACCGAAGCGCTGAAGAAGCGGAACAGGGCGTACTACGACGCGAACCGAGACCTCGTGAACCAGAGGTCACGCGCGCGGCAGACCGCCGACCCTGAAGCCAGGCGTGCTTACCAGCGCGATTGGTACACCCGGAACATCGAGCGTCAGCGCGCGAAGGAGCGGGCGTGGCGCGCAGCGAACCCGGAGAAGGCGTCGGCGTACCACCGGAACCGCGTCGAGCTGATCGCAGGGATCAAGGCCGTCCCCTGCATGGACTGCGGCGTGCAGCACCCGCCATACGTCATGCAGTTCGACCACAGGGACCCCAGCACGAAGTCCTTCACCATCGGCGAGAACGTATCCAGGTTTTCTCTGGACGTCGTGCTGGCGGAGATCGCTAAGTGCGATGTGGTCTGCGCCAACTGTCACGCCGAGCGGACCTACCAGCAACACCAGGCCCGGAAGGGGGCACAGACTGATGCCATTCATTGACCTACCGGACGGGCCACTGCCGGGCATCCGCGCGCGCGTGCGTGATGAGCGTCCGTGGTACCAGTTCAAGAACGTCACCAGCGACGAAGCCGAGCTGTTCCTCTATGAGGAAATTGGGGGATGGGGAACGCTCGCTGAGGACTTCATCGCGGAGTTGAAGCAGATCACGGCGCCGAAGCTGCGGGTGAGGGTCTCTTCCCCAGGTGGAAATGTCTTCGAGGGTGTGGCTCTGGCGAATGCTCTGCGTGCGCACCCGGGCGAAGTCACGGTGCAGGTGGATGGCATTGCCGCTTCGATCGCCTCGGTGATCGCGATGGCGGGCGACCGTGTGGTGATCCAGCCCCAGGCGATGATCATGGTGCACGAAGCCGCGGGCGGCTGCCTGGGAAACGCCAAGGACATGCAGGACATGGCGGACCTGCTCGACAAGATCAGCAACAACATCGCCGGGGCCTACGCGGCGAAGGCGGGCGGCGACGTAGCCGAGTGGCGCCAGGTCATGGTGAAAGAGACTTGGTACACCGCCGAGGAAGCCGTCGAAGCCGGGCTCGCCGACGAGATGGTGCAGCCCAAGAAGAAGGCCGCCCCGGACGACGAACCGGAGATGCGCACCTTCGACCTGACCGCCTACGGCTACCAGGGCCCGAAGCAGCCGGAGGCGCCGAAGCCCGGACCGCCCCCGGCCGGCGAGGAGACCGCGGTGACGCTCACGTTCAACGTCGGCGGCGCCCTCGACGAGCAGATGGTCGAGGACCTCCGCGCCATGGTCCGCAGGCAGACCGCTCCGACCGCAGTTGCGGCCGAGCCGGTCGTCGAGCCCGAGCCCGAGCCCGAGCCCGTGGCGGAGCCGGAAGTCCCGGCCGAACCCGAGCCCGAGCCTGTTGCTGCCGAACCCGTGGACGAGTGGGCTGCCGCGGTAGCCCACCTCACCCAACCCCAACCCGACCCGTGGGCCGCACTCGTGGCCCGCTACACCAACAGCACGTCGGCGGCCAGCTCGGCGACGCACGCAGCCTGAAGGAGGCAGCATGGCAACCCCTACGATTCCGAGCAACGCCGCCGAGCTGGCGGAAATGCTCGCCGACCCGACCAAGGCCGGTCCCATCGTCGAGTCGCCCAAGGCGCTGACGGACTTCATCACCGAGTACGCCAACCGGCAGCAGGGCGACGGCACCGACCTCAACCGCCAGATCGCCGAGGAGACGCAGAAGCAGTTCGCTGCGATGCTCCGCGACCACGGCGCCGACGCCTCCACCAAAGACGCCGCGAACGCGATCAAGCGTCTCGACCTCGACCCGCAGGCCAAGCGCAAGGGCGGGATGCTCACCTCGCACCGGCAGGGCACTGCCCACAACCCGACCGCCCCGGGCGCGCTGGTCGACAAGCACTTCGAGAACTCGATCGACTACGTCCGCAACATCTGGCACAAGAACCCGACGCCCGATGGGGACAAGCTCGGTGCGCTCCGCAACGCGGCCTCGTCGGTGTCGCCGGCGGACGGCGGGTTCCTCGTCCCGGAGACGCTCCGCTCGCAGCTGTTGCAGCTTGCGCTGGAGCAGGCCGTCGTCCGGCCGCTCGCCACCGTGGTCCCGATGGAGAGCGCGCGCGTCCCGTTCCCGATGATCGACACCACCACGAACGCGGGCAGCGTGTTCGGCGGCATGGTCGCCTACTGGGGTGAGGAAGGCGCCGCACTCCAGGACTCCAACCCCAAGTTCGGCCGCGTCGAACTCGACGCGAAGAAGCTCACCGGCCTGTCCGCCGTGCCGAACGAGCTGCTCCAGGACTCCATCACCAGCTTCTCCGCGCTCATCGAGACGCTGTGGCCGAAGGCGCTCGCCTTCGAGGAGGACAACAAGTTCCAGACCGGCTCGGGTACGGGCGAGCCCCTCGGGTTCCGCGGCTCGGGGAACTCGGCCGCGGTCACGGTGTCCCGCACCACCGCCAGCAAGATCCAGTACGTGGACGTCATCGCCATGTACGCCCGCATGCTGCCCTCGTCGCTGTCCAGCGCGGTGTGGATGTGCTCCCCGGACGCGCTGCCGCAGCTGCTCCAGCTGTCCCTCACCGTCGGCACCGGCGGTAACTCGGTGTTCGTGGTGAACGCCGCAGCGGGCATGCCGATGTCCATCTTCGGACGGCCGCTGATCATCACCGAGAAGGGTGGCGTCCTCGGCTCCCGCGGCGACCTCGCCTTCGTCGACCTCTCGTACTACCTGGTGGGCGACCGCCAGATCATGACCGCGGACTCGTCGACGGACTACAACTTCGGCAACGACAAAACGACGTTCCGGAT